GCATTTAAAAACGAATAAAAAAATAAACATACATTTATATGCCTGCCCTTAAAATAATGCGTTTAAGGGCTTGTTTTGAGGTCTTCCCCTCTGGTACCTGTTTGAATTTCCTGTAAAAAACAAACAAGACAAGGTTATTTTGTTTGATATTAGTTTTTATATTAACTTTATAATGTAATAATAGCCTATATATCAATCAATTAGCTGCATTACTAATTAGATTTGAAATTGAAAAAAGTTTTTAAAATTTGGGCCACTCGGTTTGTTTTTTTTGTTTTGTTTTAGGGAACGGCCACCCGACTTTATGGGGGTTACCACCTCCCAATCTTTACAAACAAACATTTACAAATAAACATTTACAAAAAATAACACAAACAAACATTTATAAAAATAATTTAAAAAAAATAACACAAACAACCATTTATCAAAAAAATAGCACCACAAAAGCATAAAAACATGGGTAAAAACAGCCAAAAAATATCAAAAAAGTTATTTAAGTATATATCAAGCAATTAAGTTTTGTTTTCTCGGGAAAATGGAGCATTTTTTTAGGTAGTTTATATGGGGTTTCAGAGGTATTTATTTTGGAATTTTAAATAAGGATGAATAAATGCTTATTTTGTAATAAAGTAAAATATTGCGGTAAAATGTGTGGTGTAAAATTTATTAATGAGAAGAGGTAAATTGTGAAAATTAATAAATGTTTGCTATTTTAATTGATTTAAGAGATTATTTTACATTAAGTCATAGTTAGTATCAACTTCGGGTATAAAGTTCTTCTGTGGCGATATAATTGCATCAGAAATGGCATTTACTTTATAAAGTTGTGAGCAGGTTTTGCACCTCCAAAGTTTATTTTCAAAAACTTCGTGAGTTTCTGTGGAGGTGCAAAAGGGGCATTTATTGGGTTTCATGGCGGTTATTTATTCTTCCTTTTTTTACCAAATAGCTTAAAAAGTCTTGCTCCTGCTTGCGTTCATCGTAGTAATGATTGATAGATTCGTGTGAATTATAGCATTTGTTACAGTCTGCGTAGAACTTTGCATCCCACTCTGCGATAACGTCTGCTTTGTGAATTTCTATTGCGGCAAAGATATTTTGAATGCCCTGCTTGTCGTTCCACTTGATTTTGTTCATCATAAATTTGTCAAATATCTTTTGCAGGTCAATCAGCTTCAATTCTGGAGCAAGCTTTTTTAGGCTAACGGACCAGTCCTCAATTTGGGATTCATTGATTGGGAATGAAACAAGTTGGTTTACTTTGAAAAGCTCATTGCACAGGTTGTTGTCCGGTAGGTGTGCGATACTTGTTTGTGCTGTAACTGTTGTTAATTTGTTTTGAGTTTCCATTTTTTATTGAGTTGATGATGTTGATTAAGTTTGAATTTATTTGTGAAAGCTTTAGTTGGTTTTTGTGGTATGGATCCCATTTTTCGATAAGGGACAGGATATGTCGCCACGAGTTTATTGTTCCTTGGTCTGTTTTCTCAATGCTGACAGATGCAAGGTATGCGACAATGGCAACCATGCCTTTTCCTTCCTGTCCATCAAATTTGCCCGGCAAACCTGTTCTTTGAATCATGAACTGATTGTAAACTTCGATACACGCCGTAAAAACCGAAGGGACTTTTTTGACCACGTGCGCGCCCGCGCCTTTTTCTTTTTTTACTGTTGGCAGTTTTGCATTTACAGGTTTAGGGGTAAATGCCGTTTCTTCTGTTTCAAAAAAGGAGGAATCATTTACATCGTTAGTCGAACTTGTTTCGACAATACTGTTGTTGTTTTCTTTATTTATTACATTACCATTAACATTTACATTTACATTATCATTTACATTAACAGCGATGTTTGCGATGGTCTGCGATGCTTTGCGACACTTTGCGATAATTACAGCCTCCGCTAATGTTATTTCATCTTTTATAACTTTTGCGTAAAGGTCTGTATTCCACCTTTTTAAATTGCCTAAGGCTCCTGACTCCGCTTTTGAGGTTTTACTTTCTTCGTACTTTACAAGATCCCTTTTTAGCTGAAGCTTGATTGTAATAAATGAAATATTTACAATAGGGTTGTCGGAAATCGGGTTTTCATCCGACACATATCTGAAAATGTGTCGGATTAATTCTGCGGCATCTTTATCCGAAAGAGTTTCAAAAAGCTCTTTGTGATCCGAATAAAGTACAAATGATTTTTTATTTTCAGCCATAGCTTTAAAATAGGTATTCCCATCCAGAACATAGCGACAAACTTGCGGAGAGTACGCATTTGTTCCTTCAGGGAATATTATAAATAATATGTGATTGTAGAGTTTGACATTTTGCAAGTTTGTTATTTAATAATTTTCTTCGGCAAATGTAAATAAATAATTTAAACTACAAAGGAAAAAGTAAAATAATTTTAAAACTATCCAACTCATCAAGATTATTGACAAGCCGGAATTTTTTACTGGTAAATGCTATTATTCAAAACATTCTGAACGTGCGAAGGAAAGAACTTGCCTCCCTTTTTTGCCCTATATCCTGCAAGGTTTAGTTTGTCAGCAATTTTAGCTGCCGATAGTTCGTCTTTGTTTTGTTTAATGATTGCAATAATGTCTTGCTCTGGTTGGTTCTTAACTAGCATGCCATCTACTTTATCAAAGCCAAATAAATAACCTGAGTACATCTTGCCTGTGGCTTTTTTGTTATTAAGGACTACTTTAATACGTTCTCCTGTCTGCTCACGTTCAAAGGCTGCAAATGCAATAAGTATAGTGAAGATTAATTTACCTGAAGCAGTGGTTGTGTTAAGGGTTGCTCCGTTTAAATCTACTACATGGAGCTCTATTCCAAGCTTATTCCACTTTTCTACTGAGATAAGTGCATCAGTTGTGGACCTAAATAGCCGATCAGGTTTAACGCAGATAACACCCTTAACATGTTTTGTAAGTAATAAACAAAGTTTACTTCCTTCCGGACGTTTGTCAATTGGTATTGAACCGCTAACACCTTCATCTACAAATACCTTCTCCAACTGTAAATGCTTAAATTCGCAATATTCTCGTATGCGTTTTTCTTGAACTTCTTTTGACTCGTCCTGTCTGTCGGTACTGATTCGCACGTATCCGTACACTTTTGTTTTTGTAGTTTCCATAATTATATTTGTTTAAGGTTAATAAATAAAGGGTTAGTAAACACTAATTGTTCTGGTTTAACTTTCATAATAGTTCCTGTCTTATAAAGGTCGTGAATTGTTTTGCGGTAAAGAGTTAATGGAATATTTAATTTAGGAAGTATTGCGGCGGATAGCTCAGATGGGGATAACCCTTTTTTTATTTTCGACATAGCAATTATCTCTGCCAATACTTTTTCCATATTGCTATCTTTTTTACGAGATAATGCAATAGCATATTTTGCTTGTTTTAAGTTTAGTTCCATGTTTAGTAATTTTTTGTTCGGCACAAATATATAGTACATAAAATTAACAAACAAGTAATTTATAATAAATTATTAATTTATTATTTATTTAGGTGTAAAATCTTATATTTTTTTTTGAGGGTATTTTCAAGAAGGTATATCCAGTTCCATTGCAAATCAGTGCATTTATGTCTTGCATTATCCCAACAATGATGTTCGTCAATTGTCATAAGAATTATGTTTTCTGGGATTAATTTAAAATGAGGGTATTTGTTTTGCCCTTTAGGAAGTATGTGAGCAAAAAATGAAACATTGTATTCTCCAAGGAAAGTTCCCGAGATTTGGCTATAAGGCCCGCGTTCTTCAAAAATCTTTTCAAAAATATCTTTTTCTCCAGTAGGTTTCTTTTTATAGGACAAACCTTTCTTAATTTTAATTACTTTCTCAGGTTTAGGCTGAGGATTGAAAGTATTGCAGGATAGTTTTACAAAGTTTGCCATTACATTAAATCACCCTCTACAATATTAGCTTTTAAAAGAAATTCGGAATTTCCGAATGAAGTAAATGCCTTTGTTTTTGGTTTTTGAATTGGTGTTGGTATTGCGTTATCCCTTCTCCATTGAAGCATGTTTATTACATCTGATTTCATATATGGAACGTAAATTTTTCTCCACGCTAAATGATTTTCAGGTGGTATAAATAATATGTGTAGCGATCCTATTTTGCAATCGTGCTTCTTTTGATATAAATAAGAATATAAACTTAATTGGAGAGCGTATTTTACAAAGTTGCAATCTTGTAAATGCGATAAAGGGCCAAGCAAATATTGGCCATATTTATTAGTGTATTCTATTCCCCTAGAAAGGTTTGTTTTGTAGTCCCCGAAATCAATTATAGATTTCTTTGAACTGGTTAATTGGAACCGGTTATCTGTTTTACCGGCCAGTAATTCTTCTTCACTAAAAATTATCTCTTCAGGGAATATTCTGTAATACGATGAGTATTCAGCCATAATAGACTTAATTGTAGGGCTTAAATATTCATTCTCAGGAAGTGTCGTTGCGGTTTTTTGGTAAAGTTCTAAAGCGTTATGAATGCGATTGCCATGGTCAATAGCCTTATCTCTTTTGTTGTCCCATTCTGATAATATTTCAGTTTGTGATATACCTTGTTTAATCGCTGACATTTGACTTATTCCTTCTCTATCAAATTTTTTTGAGAATAATCCAAGGAAAGCAGATACAGACAAATATGTTTTACCATAATTGTCTGTATATGTATGTGTGGTTTCATCTAAGGTAACTATTGTATTCATTTATCCAACTTTCAATTTTTTAGCTGTTGAAACCTTTGCTTCCATAGGAGTAGTAATAATTTTAAAATTATCTCCCTCTGTAACCATAGATAAGGTAGATTTATTGTCATTTTTAACAACAACCATTTTAGCGGGAGTAACTTCTTTATTTTCTTCTAATTCAAAATCATCAAATACAACAGGCTCAACCACAACAACAACTTTTTCTAAAACAGCTTCTTCTGCAACAATTTCTTCATCGGTTACTGCGTGAAACACCATTGATCCCATATCTTCTAATATTTTTGTAGCTACATCTCTTTGTTGGCTTTTATCCATAGCTTTAAATGCTACTTTATCAAAGTTTTCTTTGCCCTCTGAAAATTTTAATACAAGTTGTTCATCAGAAAATGATTTTTCTCCTGACATATAAGACTTTGCTTCGCCATAAATTAATTCTAAAGTTTTTACAACTTCATTAAAGTTTTCAAATTCAGATTCATCTTTAATAGATGGCGTAGTTAAATTAATTGTTTTATCTCCTCCAAGTATTTTATATTTACCAGCAATAACAAAGCCTTTATCATTATATGTAATTTTAGTAATTTCAGTACAAGAAACATTATATACACCCTCTTGTGAATCATTGTTCTCATAACCGCATATTTCAAGTAAATGCTTTCTTAATGATTCAAATGCTAATTCTAACTCTTCGTGTATTGGAGCTTTTTTCTTGCTTACATGCTCATCAATAAATGTGCGGCGCCCTTTATCTGATGTGTTGGCGTAAGTAATTACAATTCCTTTTAAGCCAGAATTTACTAGCTTTATACTGTTTATGTTCATGTTTGTCATTTTTTTGTTTTTTGTTTAAATAATTATTTTTTTGTTGCAATATACCTTAATCTGTTATAGTCAATTACTTTGCCAAAAGAAAGGGTAACAAAGTTAAGCGATTGTACAAGTCTTATAAGTTTAATGTCAATATAATATTCGCCATGTTTAAGCCTTATAAATTCGTAAGAAATTCCGGGTGAGCATTTTGTAAAAAAATCTTCTATGGATAGCTTAATGTCGGTGCCACCTCCTTCGTTACACCTTATAAATCGCAATACTCTATTAAATGTTTTAGTGTCTAAATTTATTAAAATAAACTTAACTGGTATAATCATATTACTGTTTAATGTATAAAGTTTGTTGCACTACAGTAAATCCGTTTATTTTAAGAATTTCATCAACAGCTTTTTGGGATAATTTACCTTCATTGTATCTTTGTTTTTTAACCCTCATATTAGCTGATAGCCATTTAGTGCTGAAAACTTCTTTTATTGCTTGTTCACAAGTAAATTTTTCCATTCTTTGACAAAGATATTAAAATATTCGTAACATAAATGATACAAACAAAAATAAAATTAAAATAAATATAACAAAAGTGTTACACATGTTAATTTAATAAATATCTTTGCATAATTAAAATAAATAAATATGTCGCTAACAGGTGAAATTCGTCAATTAAAATATGGTATTATGCCTTATCCTTCTCCAAGCTTTGTTGTTATTGCTGGACAAATGGTAGGAGGAAAAGAAAACCCTATGCAGGTGGTTCAAATTATAAAAGAACATGTTTTAAATGGTAAATGCGAATATCATATACAATGTGTTAAAAAAGATGAAAAAGGTTTTGCTGGAAATCCTTTTATATGGAAAACTTATTATAGAGAGCCAGACGAAATACAATATTTTAGTCCAGACGAAATCCATAATTTTTTAGTTATATAATAAATGCCAAAAGTAGCAAGAAATAAATTTTTAATTGAGGTTAATAATCAATTTGTTCGTCCTAACATAAGAGGGCTTGATTTTATTGATACAGACTTTAACCCAAGGGCGTTAGCTACAAAAACAGGTAAAATATGTTGTTTGCCAATATCAATAGGACAAGAGTTTCGTTACGATGTAGAGTTAAAAGTTGGGGATGAAGTGGTGTTTAACCATTTAGTATGTAGCGATAAAAATAAGTTTTCTGATACAATATTTTTTGCAAATTACAATTTAATATTTGCTGTTATTCGAGATGGCGTTTTAATTCCTTTAGAGGATTCAATGTTTTTGGAAAAAATAATTGATGTGGGTGCGGAAATTGGTTGCTTCAAGGTGCCAGATAAAGTTTCAAGTAAATGCGCTACTATATATGAAGCTTCTTTATTTGCAAAGTCTGAAGGAATAAGAAATGGCGATATTATATTTTTTACTAAGGATGCTGATTACCCAATAATTATTCATGGCAAAGAGTTTTATAAGATGCACCTAAGAAATGTAATAGGTATTAATCGAGAAGGCAAATTAACTACATTCAGAAATAAGTTACTTGTAAAGGATATAACTGAATTAGGCAAAATCGGAGGACTAGAGAAAATATATGCCAACACATCATTAAGAACAGGCATTGTTAGGGAAAGCGGTACAACAAGTATTACACAAGGTTCTTTATTAACTTATTATAATAGCACAGCAAGTATAGTAAATTGGAAAGGAAGTGATTATGCGTTTATTTTAGAAGAAAATATAAAATATATTTTATGATAGAACTAAGAGGTAAAACAGTACTTGACAGAATATTTATTCTGCAATTAGAAGGAGAAAAAGAAATTGCAGGGATGATTGTTCCTGATAGCGAAAGACAAAAGCCTTGCCATGGAGAAGTTGTTCTTGTAGGCCCCGGCATATCTAATTCAACTACAGGAGAGTTTATTCCTATGACAGTAAAAGTTGGAGATAAAGTTATTTACGACCATAATTCGGCAACGCAGGTTGCTATTAATGGGGTAGATTATTTGCAAGTAAGAGAGGGAACATTGCTTTATATATTTTAAATTATGAAAACAAAAAGTAAAAATTTAATTGACATAAAAAATAAAGAAAAAACTTCAGCTGAATTAATAGATGAAAAGGCGCGTATTGAAAAGTTTAAACTATATAATGAAAAGTGCGAAGCGTTAGCTAAAGGATATACTGAAAGACTAAATGAAAGCCTAGCTACTTATTTTAATAATTTTTCAAATGATGAGCAAATAAATAAATCTACTTATAGTCTTCTTAATAAAGAGTGGAAATCTTATTGCCAAAGAGTTAATGCGTTGAATAAATTATTTAGATTAAAACACGATGGGTTTGAAGTTGAAACAGCTCGCATTATAAAAGATAATCCTCAATTTCAAAAAGGAATAATAAATTTAACTAAAATAAAATAAAATTATGGCAAGAGAATTATTTTTAATCAGCGAACAAAGAGAAAAACTACAAAAGGGGTTTAATTTTGTAGAGCAAGCGGCAGGAAGCACATTAGGTCCTGAAGGTAAAACAGTTATTATTTCAGCGGGCGGCGCAATGCCTATTGCAACAAAAGATGGCGTAACTGTTGTAAAATCTTGTTATGTAAATGATGAGATAGAAAATGTAGGCGTTTTATGGATAAGATATGCTGCGGAAAAGACTTTAGCAGAAGCGGGAGATGGCACCACTACTGCAAGCGTATTAACCCACAATATTATTACAGCCGGATTAGATGCTATTAAAAATGGCGCAAACAGAAATCAAGTTAAGTCTGGTATTGAAAAGGCGGTGTCATCGGTAGTTGAATCTTTAAAAGAAATATCTATTGAGGTGTCTGATAATGCAATGATAAAAAATATTGCTACTACGGCAGCAAATAATGATGAGGAGATTGGAGAAAAACTAGCAGATGCCTATAATAAAATTGGTAAAAATGGATTGTTGACAATAGAGAAATCTAAAACTGTTGACACGTATGTTACTATTATGGAGGGCCACGAAATGATGAGAGGGTTTGCTAACGATAAATTTGTAAATAATCAGGCAAAGATGTTAGTTGAATATGAAAATCCGTATATCCTTGTTCTTAACTATGAAATTAAAACAATGAAGGAGTTAGAGCCATTTATGAATGATTTTGCCCCAACGCATGATTTAAAAACAATGTCATTAATTATTATTGCTAAAGGATTTGAAGGCGAGCCTCATAATACATTTGTGGTAAACAAAACTACTTATGGAGCAAATTTATGTTTAATTGAAGCTCCTAACGTGTATCAAACAGAATCTTTAATTGATATTGCAACTTTAACTGGAGCTACATTAATTACTGATGATGCAGGGCTAAAAATTGAACATGCCCGTACAATACATTTAGGAAGGTCTAAAAAAATTATTGTTTCAAAAGCTACTACAATGGTAATTGATGGCGCTGGAGATAAAGATAAGGTTGAAGAATTAAAAAGAAAGATTCAATTACTTGTTGATACTACCGATAATGCAGATGCTAAAGCGGTACACGAAAAACGTCTTGCAAGACTAACTGGTAGCATTGGAGTTATATATGTAGGCGGAAAAACAGATGTTGAGCAAAAAGAAAGGTTTGATAGAGTAGATGATGCTAACAGGGCTGTTAAATCAGCTATTGAAGAAGGTGTTGTGGCAGGAGGGGGAATTACTTTAATTCGCTGTGCTAATAAAATTAACTTTACTAAAATGTTAGGAGATGAATTAATTGGCTCTAATATTGTTTTTGATTCCTGTTATGCTCCATTAAAAAAAATGCTATTAAATGCAGGAATAAATGAAGACTTAGTTGTGCCAGTAATTGCTAATGTATCAGGAACAAAAGGTTATAATGTAAAGACAAAAGAGTTTGTTGATATGATTGAGGCAAAAATTATTGATCCTGCAAAAGTTGTAAGATGCGCTTTACAAAATGCAGCAAGTGTTGCAGCGCAGGTTATTAATAGCGATGTAATGCTTGTTGAAATAAATCCTAAATGATAAAATATTGTATTATTAATTAAGTTGCTATTAATTAATTAATAATACAATATTTTTGTTACATATTTTTGATAGCGTATATTATTATTTAAGTTTGTTATTAAATCTAAAAAATAAACGACATGCCAAGCAATCGCAGTAAAATAATTACGCTAACAGACTATATATCAGGTGGTGTATTCCAAGTATCTTCTTGTCAGATAATTTCTTTTCAAGCAATTGGATTGAATGATACTTCAATAACATACATTAATCAAAGAGGTGTCCGCAAAGTTGGTCAAAGAGTAACTCAAACTCCAGCAGCAATAGCAACAGCTTGTATTAGCAATGCTATAGGAATTTTAACTCCTATAACTTTAGATACCGGTATTATATTGTATATTAATATTGACCGAATAATTTATATTGATGTTCTGTCAAACTCTGCTCCAGTAATAACAGCAGTAACTTACGATGCGTTAATAAATCCTCCACAAGTGTATTTATGTTCAGCCCCTACAGCGCTTGCGTTAAAGAATTTAACAGATAATATGTTGGCTATAACAACTGTTGCTACTTCAAGTATTCCTAGTAGAACTCGTTATATTAACAATTTAAAAATTGATATATTGACTGGCACCACAAGTTCACATATATTTTATGACGAGCATAAAACAGAATTTATAAAATTAGAAGCTACTCAAACAGTAGCGGCTATCATTGCAACAGTAAACGCGTTGTAAATAATTTTTTAATTAGGGTTAAAAAGGAGGGTTTAGAAATTTACTCTCCTTTTTTATTACAAAAATGTTACAAAATATATATATTGACCATTTTATTTTAAATTTGATTATTAAAATTAAATTAAATTAAATTATAATGGATCGCCCAAAAAACATTAAGGAAAAGTCTGTCCTTGATTATATTAATTATTTAGAATCTAAGCTAGATAATTTTACCAAAAATACATATTGTGATTCGTACCTTTCATTAAAAAGGATAGTTGATAAAGGAAATCAGCAAATTGCTACTATTGAAATTGATATTTTGACAGATGATGGGGAAAAGCAATATAAGTCAATTGCTAAATTCGCTTCTCAACTAAAAGAATATGGAGAGCAAATGGAATATTTTAAAAGTAAAATGACTGTGCAAGAGGTTGATAAAATAGATGGTGTAGTTATTAAAAAGATGGTTGATAAAAAGGTTGGTATTGCTGAAAAAATGGCTATAAATAATAAGGATGGAAAAAATACATCTATATAAAGACTTATATTTTACTCTTCCAAAAGAGCCTGCCAAGAATAAAATTCAAGGGCATAACCTACTTAAAAATAAGCAAAAATGGAAACGAACAGAACTTCTAGATAACTGGAAAGAAGTAAGTGAGGAAGTGGAACTTATTGAACGCGAGCTAATAACTCTTGAAAAACAGTTAGAGGTAAAAGAAAGAAAACTTGAATTAAATAAACGTGAAGGAAAGCTTGTACGCAGGGCATCGTTAAATCCAATTGTTGAAGCTATAAATAGTCTTGTTGTTAGATATAATGAATTAAATGTAGAAATTGAAAAATTTGCATTTGAGGAGGATAGGAAGTGTACTGAAGGTATTTGGTTCATGAATAATGGTGTGGCCACCTACATAACAGGAGACCATTACCATTATTTGAATTGGTTTAAGCTTGATGGTATATATGCCGATTTTAGAGATAGAGATAAACGCTGGTTCTATCATTGGTATCTGTGTGATAATGATACAGATTGCCTTGGTCAAGATTATGGTAAATTAAGGCGAGATGGTTATTCTTTTAGGGTGATGTCTGTAATTTATAACAGGGCAAGGAAAACATTTGATTCTAAGTATGGTATCATGTCAAAGGCTGTAATTGACTCCAACGAGATGTTTAATAAAGGAATAAATGCTTTTAATAATTACCCTTCATTTTTTAAGCCTCAAGTTTATACTGCCGAAGATCCAAAAGATAAAATTATTTTTAAGACACCGCAGCAAAGAATTACCTACAAGACACGCACCTCAAAGAAAGAAGTTAGTTTAAATACAGAGATACAATCCTTTGCTCCAAACGAAAATGCAATGGATGGTTCTAAGCGTAAAATTATTGGTGGCGACGAAGTTGGTAAATTTAAAAAGGAAATTTCCGTAGAGAAATGGTTTAACGTAGCAAAAAGATGTTGTGTTCTTGGAAGTTTAATTACGGGTAAAATATTGTTCGGCTCAACAGTAAATGAATCTGAAAGTGGTGGAGCAGGATTTGAGGCGATATGGAATAACTCTGACCATACAAAGAAAACAAAAAACAACAGGACTGTAAGTGGACTATGGAGATATTTTGTAGATGCCGCAGATGGACAGGAAGGTTTTGTTGATGAATATGGGATGAGTGTTATCGAAACACCAGAAGTTCCTGTTATGGGAATAAATGGAATACTAATCCATGTTGGAGCTGCTGAGTATATAGCTAATGAGTTGGAAGGTTTAAAGAAAGCCGGAGATATGGTTGGTTATTACGAATTTAAAAGACAGTTTCCAAGGGAAGAGAGTGATATGTTTATATCGCCTTCAAACGAAAGAACGTGTTGGGATATTGACAAGATACATCAACAGCTTGAACATAATGCAATAGTATCTATTGATAGAACCATTGTACACGGTTATTTTGAATGGGCTAATGGAGTTAGGGATTGCGGTATCGTAAATTGGTGCCCAGTAGAACCTGACAATGTTTTAGCTAAGCATAAGTTTGTTTGGCTTCCTGAAGTAAATGACAGAAATAAATTTACTATAATTAATGGAAAAAAGGCTCCTGCAAATTCTCATGTAGGGTTATTTACTCTCGACCCTTATGCTGCTGTAAATACTGTAGATGGAAGGCAGTCAAAAGCTGCTTCACATGGTTATAAAAAGTTTGATTACACTCAACCAAAACATTTAAGCGAAGCTTTTATTGGGCAATATTGGAATAGACTTCGCGATCCACTATTGGTTTACGAAGATTGTATAATGCAGTCTGTATTTTTTGGATGGCCATTAATTCCAGAAAGGAATATAAAGAATTGCAATGATTACTTTAGAAATAGGGATTATCATAATTATCTTTTACAGGCGGCATTTATGACTGAGGAAGAATTTAATCTTAACAGAGATAAAATTCAAGATGCTGGACTTGCAAACACGGGCGGAAAAACTCAACAACAATTAGTAGAATATTTGGCAAGTTATATTGCAAATCATGTTGGGGTAAATGAAAAAACGGGAGAGATGGGATATATGCCTTTTGATGATACGTTAAAAGATTGGTTAGCATTTGATATATTGAAATGGACGCCTTACGATTTAACGGTAAGTTCAATGTTAGCAACAACTACTTCTCGCGGATTTGTTCCAAAAAAGCAGGTATTAAAAATTTTAAATTTATGGCCAAAATATAGAACTAATGGTGATGTAAGTGAATATATAGCTTAATTATTGTTACATAGTTAATATTAAAAAATTTGCTAATTAAATTTGTTAAAATACTATTTCCTAATGGGGGTTAATACAAGTGTTAAATATTCGGCGTTTCCTAGTGATTTCGCTACATTGGAAGAAAAAAAACAGCCAAAATACGGGTTAGAGTATGTAAAAGCTATGTATGGCTTATATCTTATAAACTTTCCTGTTAATAATCCTGTTTATTTACAATATCAAATTAATAGAGAATTTGCTGAAGGAATTTATAATACGGATATTTACAAAAGTAGATTAGGTATTTCTGGTGATAATTCATATTTAAACTTGGATTATACATCAGTTGACCGCATTCCTACAATTGTAGATAATATGGTAGGAAAATTAACTAATAAGCCTTGGCGTTTTCAATGCAATCCAACAGATACAGTATCAAGAGGTAAATTTGATGCTAAAAGAGCTGAAATGAAAGCTGACATGTTTTTAAGACAACATTCAGATGAAATAGAAAAGTTAACCGGTATTCCATTAATTCCTAAAGGAAAGTTTGTTCCAGAAGACGAGGACGAAAAAGAGCTTCATCTTCAAATGAACTTTAAACTTGACGAGGCGGAAGCTATGGAGCTTGCTTTAAAATGGGTTTTTGACAACAATAACTTTAATAGCGAATCAGTACCATTAATATATAGAGATTTAATAACCGATAAAAAAGCTTGTATTGTAAGGTATTATGATGCAAACAAAAATATTAAAGTAATGCGCTGGGATCACATGAAACTTATTCACCCTCCAAGTACATTTGAAAACTTTAACGATATACCTTATGTTGGACTTTTGCCTACATACACCATTGGCGCTATCTCTAAAATGAATACCAATTTTACTGATGAGCAATTGTATGATATAGCTAAAAATAATGCAGGCAACAACAATAACTCTATTTGGGACGTTTCTTGGGGAACAAACTATGCTCAATATGCTCAATATTGTGGCGGAGGTGTAGGAAATTTTGCTTACAGACAATTTCAAAACTTTAATATAAATGTAGTAAATTTCTTTTTTTTAACTCCTGTAAATGATGTTACAGCAGTAAAAACAAGCGAAACAGGTAAATTAAGAGTAGAAAATAAAAAAGAAGGATATGTGGTTAATCCAAAAGAAAAAACTTTTGGCGAGGAAACTGCCACTACAGAAGTTATAAATAGAAAAAAATTAGTTCGTTTTGAAGGCTTTTGGATTCCTAACACAGACTTGATGTGGGGTTACGAAATGACTAAGAACGAGGATAGAGATGTTGTTTTTGGCGGATATAGTCCTGAAACGGAATTGCCGACAAAAATAATTATGCCAAATATGTTTGGTATGAGGAATAAGTCTGATGTTCAGCGTATGATTCCTTTGCAAAAACAGTTAATGTTAGCGTGGTTAAAATTGCAACAATTTTTAATTAAAGCTATGCCTCCGGGATTAGCTGTAAATCAAAACGCTTTATTAGAAATTGTTGGTGCAGTAGGAGAAGGAAAACCATTACCGACTGATTGGACTAAATTATATCAACAAACAGGCTCATTTATATTTACCGATAAAGATGCAAGCGGTATGCCTATAAATATTCCTTTTAAAGAATTAGAAGGAGGAATTGGTGCAGCATTTCAACAGTTTATGGTAGTAATGGATTATACTATAGCTAAAATGAATGAGGTTGTTGGGTACAATACAGCAGTAGATGCTAGTTCACCTAAAGCTGATATGTTAGTTGGTGTTCAACAGATGGCTACTCAATCTACTTATGACTGTATGAGACCTAAGTATTTAGCAGCAACAAATCTTATTGAAGGCACAGGGAAGCGCGTTGGCTTAATGATACAAGACTGTTTACGCCTTGGTAACGATAACTTTAAAAATGCTTTAATAGAGGCTATTGGACAAGCTAATGTAGATGCACTTGTTATGGGTAGAGATGTTCCGTTTAGTTCTTCGGCTATTAGTTGCGAAATACAACCAGATGAAAAGGAATTAGCTGATTTAGAAGTTTTAATTCAATTAGGTATTCAAAGTGCTATGCTTACCCCTTCTGATGTATTAAGAGTAAGACAACAATTAAAAACAAATGTTAAATTAGCTGGACAATTACTTGTATTTTTAGAAAATAAAAATACCAAAGAAAAGGCAAAACAACAGTCTTCTGCTATTCAAGAAAACGCTTCAGCACAACAGCAGTCAGTACAAGTTTCTTCTCAAATGCGTCAACAAGAGTTGCAATTAGAAAATCAAGCAAAAATAGAACTAATGCAATTTGAGTATCAATTAAAGAGCGGGTTAAGCCAACAAGAGCATCAACAAATGATGCAAGAAATAGCTGGCAAAAATATTGGTATAGCTGACCAAGCTAGAATTAATGCAGGAAGAGCAGTAGAGGTTCAATCTATTTCTACAACAGGCAAACTTGAAGAGGCTCACATCGCAAAAGATAAAGCGGTTGAAAAAGCGCAAATAGACCACGGCAGCAAGTTGGGGCAGATAGCTTTAAAAGGTGCAATAGAGCCTAAGAAAGAAACGGCGAATAAATAATGTTACATTTTTGTTATACATATAAATGAAAATTATTTTTGTATTAAAATTAAATTTAATTAAATAAAATATAATATGCCGACAATAGAAGAACAAGTATCAGCAGGTCTTTCTGCAAAATACGCTGAAGTATCAGGAGTTGTTGCTCCAGTAATTGAAAATAAAGAGATTGCGTCTGAAAGCGCTACTCCAATTATTGAAAATAAAGAACTTTTAGTTAAGGATCCGGTCATTGAAAAGATTGCAATAGAAGAAAAGCCATTAAAATCTTTTGATGAGCAATTATCAGAAAGGACTTCTGGTAAATACAATAAGTGGGAAGATGTTGAATTAGGCCTTACGCCTAAAGAATTAAAGTTTGCAAATGAAAAAATAAAGCACTTTAATGAATTAGCTGAAAAGGGAGTTGACGTAACAAGTAGAGAATTTCTTGAATTACAAGGAGTTGATTTTGAAAAAATAGATAAAGCAGAAGATATTTTATTCGAAAAATGGAAAAGAAGTGAAGATGGAGAAGGTTTGTCTGAAACAACAATTCGTAACGATATAAATAAAAAATATAATATTGAAGATTGGATTGACAAAGACCCTTCAGATTATAATAGTGATGATATAGCCAATAGAGAAAAAATGGCTAGGGATTCAAATAAAGCAAAAAGTTGGTTAAACAACTATAAAAACGAACGATTATTAGAGAAGCAGGTTGATCCAAGTGTTGCAGAAGCGATGGCAGAAGCAACTAGAACACAACTAAACAGTTGGGATAAATTTGTTGATTCTGATTTAGTAAATAAGATTACAAAGTTGTCTAGCCCTATTAGCTATAAGGATAAAGCTGGTAAAACAGTTGAATCACAGTTAGACTTTGAAGTATCTGCCGAAGACAGTAAATATGTTGCAGATATGATGAAGCAGTTACCGAGAGATTCAAATGCGTTTTTTAATCAGTTTATAGATAACAATGGAAATCGCAATCATGAAGCACTTGCTGTTATGATGCTTAAAGCAAGAAGTTTTGATAAGGCAAGGGCTTTATCTTATACAGCTGGAGCAGAACAAAGAGCATTAGCTATTGAAAAAGTCGCAAAGAACACAGACTTTAAACCTTCTGAATCAGTTTCAGCGGGAAAAGTGTTCACAACAATAGAAGAGGCTCAAAAAAACGCCTTAATAAACATGAAAATTTAATAATTAAAAACTAAAAAGAGAGTTTAAGAAACTTATAAAAATATGTCATTTTCATTTAGTACACCATCAACGGTGCAGGTAGCAACACAATCAAATTGGGTTGCATCTAATGCTGTTTACGATTTACGTAAACCATATATTGACCCTAGAGAAACCAAGTCTTGGGGATCTCAAGATATTACAGGGTTGTTTGACGAGTTAAAAGGCGGAAAAAACTATGTAGAGGCAAATTTTGGTCGCCATTTTGAAGAAGATCGTTTACATACGGTTATTCATGCAACAGGCTTAACAGTTGCAGCTTTAGGTGCTGTAACTTATACAATAGTTGCTGGAGATACCATTACTGGTTTCCCTACAGTTCAGTTACCTTATATTGCAACAGGTACAGCTGGTTTTCCTTCATTAGGAGGTCCTGTATTAAAGCCTGTTCGTATTCACGAAGTATTAGTATTTCCCGGAGATGTTCGCGGTAAAGTAACAGCTATATTAGGAAGTACATTTACTGCAACTCCAACAGGTTCGGTAAATTTACCAACAACCATTGCGACAGACGAAATTTGGAATTTAGGTATTTCTACTCCAGAGGGTTTTAAAGAACAAATTAGCTCTAATAACTGGAGAGAACATGTTGTGTATTGGAACTCTGAGATTATGGCAGACGCACACGAGTCGACTGGAACTGCAATGGTTCAAGCTACTTGGATTCCATTTACTGCTCCCGATGGTTCTACAATGTATAATTGGTGGTTTAAAGGCCAAATGGGTGCATTAAAGCAATTTCGCAACTATCGTGAATTAAAATGGGTGTTTGGACAAGCTGTTACCAATGCTACCACTTTGCCTACTAATTACTCTGCACAATACCAACAAACTTCAGGTTTGCTTGAATTTGCAAGTTCTTTTGGTAACGTTCCAACTTATGATTTAACAACTGGTCTTACATTAGATTCTTTTGGAAATATCATCATTGATACAATGTCTAAAAACGCTGCATCAACTGAGAATTGTTTTTACGAGTCTATTTCTGTAGATAAAATGTTTAGTCAATTTATCAGTGTTGAAATGCAAAATGGTGCTGTTCAGTATGATGCTCTTGGTGGAACTAAAGATGCTTACATTAAGTTTGATTTCAAACATTTTGAGTATTTAGGTTATACTTTCCACAGAAAGGTGTATTCTGTTTTCAATGATCCTACCTTAGCTGGTAATGTTAGCTCTGTTTACAAAAACTTTGCTTTCATGGTTCCTTTAGAAAATAACATGTATCAGTGTGTTGAGAAAAAAGACAAAGTTGATTGTCCTCCAATGAGAATTAACTTCTTGAAACAAGGAAGTGTATCTCGTGAGATGATTGAAACTTTAACTGGTGGTGCTATTGGTGGTTATACCGACAATGGCGATTACGCTAAAGTTGATTTTCGTTCTGAAAATGGTGCTGAATTTTTTGGTGCTAACAGGTTCTTAACTTTAACAGGAGAGAATTTGTAATTTAAAAAGGGGAGATTCAATAAAAGTTTCTCCCCTTTTATTTTTAAAAATATTATACTTAAATTAAATAAAATTAAATACAATGAATGAACTAAACAAGCCGAGAGGCACAGCAGCCGATTATAAATTAGGTTCCGCTATCTATTCCAATAAACAATTTGTTTTTGAATTAATAAAAAAGAATCCACAAGTAGGCAATAATGCTCAAGGAAACCCTATGGCTGGCATGAGAACTAAGGAAGGTAAAACAATGGAGTTCCCTTTGTCTGTACCAATTCCTTTAGTAGGAACAATTTATTTTACAGACGCTAAAGGTAGAACGTCTTTAAGAAAAATTCGTTACGCAGATGGAGAAACAAGCATTTTTGTTGATGAACAACAATCGGAAGATAAATTTAAGCATTTAGAGGTGCGAGTTAATTTTGTAAAAGGAAGATTTTCAGTTGATGGTCAAAACTCTACATTATTAGATTTTTTTATGAATTGGGATATGAACGAAAGCAAGCTTAATCGCGATGTTAAGAAATTCCCAAAATTTAGATTGCTTGATACTGGTAAAATTGCAGAAAAAGTAAGAAAAGAAGACGAAGTTGTTTTTGATGTTTTAAAGTGGTGTTATACTGCTGATTGGGCTAAAAAAGTTCAGCCATTAGCAAATGCTATTTTTTCAGAAGAACAAATGGATCAAACATCTGAAGAAATTAGACATAATTTAGTTGTGCTTGCAAAAAGTAATCCAGTAGCATTTCAAGAAATGTTAGATAATCCAAAAATGGAAAGACTGATTGTTATTAAATCAGCTATACAAAAAGAAATTTTAGTGGTAAATGCTTCTTCTAACACATTATGTTGGATGGACAACCCAAGTGTGCCTATTAGTCAAGCAGCTCCGGGAAAAGAAGTTATTGATGATTTTATCAGTAAATCATTTTCTAGTGTAGGAGAAATAGCTTATAAAGCAATTTATGACGTTATGAATCCGGTAGATGGCGATGGGGTATTTGATGTTGCAACAACTACAAAAATATTTCAAGCTCCTGTAGTAAGAGGAGCGACTGAAACTGATGAAGAATTGCAAATGTTAATACGCGATGCAGTTGAAAAAGGGATTGTTAGCGTAAAAAGAAATATCTGGTGGGGCTTTAAGGGTAAAAATTCTCAAGGAGAAGCCGGTATGGTAAAAGATTTGCGTGATAACGAAATTATGCTATCTATTTTAAAGAAAAATGTTTTAGAGTGGGAGCCAGTAGCAACTGCATAAAATAATAATAAATTTTTTAAAGCCTCTTTAGTTTAAAAACTTAAAGAGGTTTTTTTATGTTACATATTTATTCTTATAGGATATGCTATGTATTTTTGAATAAAACAAATTTTATTATGGCCACAATAAGTTTTTCAACGACTTTTGATTTAACATTAAGCCCAATACAGGCTATATTTACTGATACGTCAGACTATTCAGGTCAAGCAATTCCTTTAGCTAATGTTGTGGGGAGCTTTACAATAACAGCCCCAAGCGGAGTTGTTATTTATAATAATACAGATATTACAAATGCAGGATGCGACATAGATATTGTTAATTCGTTAGTAAGTCAGCAAATTATTACCCTTCCTTTAGACTCTTTTTTATTGCCAGAAATTGGTAATTATACAATAGTTTATAGGGTATGGAACTCAGCTTTAAGTGTATTTTATACAATAACTAATGTTGTAAATTATCAATACGTCGCTCCTGAAATTTGTATTAATCAAAGAATAGACTGCATCTCCCCTTTATTTAGTTCAGTAGATGCCACTGATTATACTGTTAATGGAATAATTCCTGCTATAGTTGGGACACATACGTTGGATTATCCCTTTGGCTCTGCAGGAGAGGGTGTCCCAACAATTTTGCCATTTACAGCAGAGGCTTCAGTAATAGCTGTATCAATATTTTATCAAGGAACTCAAACTACAGAAATAGTAGCAGGGTTAACATACACTATTATTACAGGCGTTAATTCTTTTATTGTTATTGATTCAATATCTGGCAAAAGAGAAATTAAAGTTGATTGCGCTTACATTTGTTCAATATTATGTTGTATAAGAACTTATGAAAAAATAAAAGAAAGTTTTAGAAACACAAACGCTGTTAAATTTAGAGAATACGATGAAGTTTTCCATGAGATAATGTCTTATGTTGGCTTAATGCAGTTTTCTATTGAGTGCGGATTAGGCGATGAGGTTTGTGATTATTTACAAAAAATAAAAATTTTATCAAACTGTTCAGACGCTTGTAAATGTAGTTCAGAAAACGCATCAAGAGTAATTGGATTAGGTTATTTAATTGGCCCCGCTGGCCCTGCTGGCCCACAAGGAAATCAAGGAGCATCTGGCAATAATGGTAACTATGTAACAGTAACAGCGGAAGCTCCGGGAGTAAATTGCGTTAATGGCGGACAGAAAGTAATTCTTTACAATGGAATAACAAATTTGCCAATAAGCACAAGTTATATTTGTAATGGTGTCCCACCTACAATAGATTTTGTAATTGAATCAACTGACAACAGTCCAGCAGTAAGGTTTGTTGTTGCCGCAGCAACAAACAATCAAACTGTAACCGGGTCAACAGGTCTTGTCGCTGTTTCTGGAACATATTTTATTATATATGAAGCAGACTGCTTAACAACTGGCGCAGCGGTTGACTGCCATTTTAATTTGAATAAAACAGGCGCAATTCCAATTAGCGATACAAGGGAGTTAAGGGCTTTGGCAATAAGTTCAGGGACTATATATAAAATAGTATGCACCACGGTTGCTGTACTTATTGCAGGCGATTTAGTAAATTTAATTATAGATAATTTTGGTGGATTGTTTGTTGTTAATGGGAAATCAATAATAATGATTAAAATAGCTTAAAAAATATGTGTAAAAATTGTGATTGTGCTTGTAAAGGCGAACCGGGACCAAGAGGTCAACAAGGGGTTGCTGGCCCAATGGGTGTTCCCGGAACAGGCAGCACGCCATTAATAAATATATCTGCTACATACACAGCTTTAGCCGCGGATTACACAATAAATGCTATAAACAATACATTTGTTGTAACGCTACCAACAGCGGTTGGCATATCTGGAAAGATATATGTTATTAAAAATAGCGGAACAGGCATTATAAGTTTAGCTACCACAGGAGGTCAATTAATTGATGGCTTAGCCACGCAAACTCTTCCTATATATGTTTCTTATACTGTTCAGTCAAACAATACAGGGTGGATTATAATTTAATAATTAATAGTTAAAAAAATGACATACATTCCTGTTTTACCAGATGCAACCGTAAAATCTTTTAAAGTTACCATATCAGCTGCTGATGTTTTAACTGCAAATACAAATAGAGTTATTCTTGTTTCTGCTCCCGGAGTAGGCTATACAATTGAATGTATAACTGCATCAATTAAAGTTCTATACAATACTATAGCTTATGCTACAAATTTGACAGGAACTATAATTTCTGGAACAGCGTTAAGCAATCCGTTTGGCTCTCAAATTATTTTTACTAATGCTTTAGCTGCAACGTTAACAAGAGAAATAACTTATACAAAAGCAACTACATTTGGTGCAACAACTAAATGTTTTATTGAAAACGAAGGCCTTTACTTTACTGTTAATACAGGAAATCCTGTTCTTGGAGATTCGGATATTGTAGTATATGGATTATATAGAATAAAAGCGATATAAAATGTCTGTAAATGTTAATCTTTTTAAAGCCACAGCGGAATTTATAAGCAATAAATCCCAAAGCGGAAATACTGTAACCCCTTCCCAATTTTCTCTTATTGCGGATCAGGCTCAGTTATTAGCATTTGAGCAAGATAGATTAATATTCTTAAAGACAGGGGAATCAAGCGATTATCTAAATTGGTTTTTAAAGAATACGATTATAAATCCAAGTTCAGCAACAGGCTACGCAAATTATCCGTTAGGCTTTCAGCATACCGCAGGAGTTAGGTGTTACTATAATGGTAGAGAGCGACCTGTAGAGCTTGTAGAAAATAAGGCGTGGGGAGAGGTTCAGGCTTCGGAATTAATGAAGCCAACAAGGTTATTTCCAAAATATACTGAGTTTTTGGGTGAGTACAGGTTTTTACCAAGAAATATTGGAATTGTTATGTTAGATTATTGGGTACGTCCTATAGTTCCAGTTTGGGCCTACACTATTGTAAATAACGTGCCTGTATATAACCCCATAGGAAGTGTAGATTTTGAATGGGAAGCATTTAGCTTTAATCGTATAATTAGCATTTACCTTCAAATCATTGGGTGCAACTTAAAGGATAAAGAACTTTCAGTATTTGCATCAGAGTTTAAAAGTGAAACAAATTCAATATTATAAATAAATGGCAACAAGTCTTTATAGAATAGCGGAAAGTTGCAGGATAATAACTGAAAAAAGAGTTTCTATTCAGGTACTTGTTAGTGAAGTTACAGATGCTTATGGCGCTGTAGCAAAGAAAATTTGGTACGAGAACGCGGCTCAAGATACTCAAGAAGTTGACGGTTCTTTTATTAGCACTTTTAATTCTATTGAACCAATATTAGATTGCGACAGGGATATGTATTATATAATTTTACCTTCTACATATTTAATATTGCCACATGAAATTGGTGTTGTTTGGGTGTCGTTAATGAAGGATAGATTGAGTTGGGTAAGAGTTCAAAATTGGGGCATATTTAATGGATTAAAAGCTGCCGTAATGGGTGGAAGAAATCCTTATGAAATAGAAGGCAATAGAATGTGGTTTCCAAAAATGACAAGAGAAACTAGCGGCGCTGTTCTTTTAAAGTTAGCAATAGCTTTTGATACTATTGACCCTTACGAACAGTTAAATATAGGCCCTAATATAGTAAATGATATTATTGTAATAGTTACTACGCCATATATGAATAAGCAGAATCCTATTGAGAAAATTAGAGAAATAATTAATTAAGATGGCATATACATTAGATTCAATTGTATCGGAATGGTTAGCAGAAAATGGCAAGCCTGAAAATCAAAGGTCAAGGCTTTATACAATAGCTTTGTCTTGCCTTCGCGAGATGAATATGGATATTAATGGTGTAGTTAAGATTGTGGCATTAGCAATAAATAATAATGATACAGTAGATTTACCAAACGACTTTTTAAATTATTCTAAAATAGGAATATTGGGAGCCGATGGCAGAATACATTCTTTAGGCAGAGATAGCAGTATAAATTTATTACCTATTTATGATGATTGTGGCGTACAGATTAGTTACCCAAATACATCTTCTTCAGTAGACCCTTTTAGCGGAATGCCTTATTCTGGAATATTTTATGGATTATATAATAGCGCACAGTTTGGTATTAACGGAGGAAATAATGTTATAGGGTATTTTCGTCTTTCAAGAAGCACAAATCAACTTTATTTAGCCAATATGAATATTTTGGCTGGCACTACATTAATAATGGAATACATTGCTGATATAGAGAGCAGCGAAAACGATTTTGAGGTTCACCCTTATGTTATTGAAACGATAAAAAATTATATTAGTTGGAAGTACGTATCTGGGGATCGCAATACAGGTTTAGGAGAAAAGCAAATGAGAAGGGCTGAATATTTTAATTCACGCAGGTTGTCAAATGCTAGATATGGAGTAAGTACAATTGAAGAATGGGCATCCTCTTTGAGGGCTAGTAACACCGCAGCAGTTCGCTGGTAATATATGCAACAGAAAATAGTTTTTACTAAAGGAATTGATTCTGATACAAGCCCTGAAGTTATGCCTGATGGCGTAAGTAAATTTAGGCTTAATGCAAGAGTTTTTAGTTCTGAAAATGGGGAAGAGCAATCCGCCGAATCTGCCAAAGGAAACACATTGGTGCCATTTACTTTGCCTTTAGGGGTTAATACTATTATAGGGACAAACGAAGATAAGAAAAACAAAAAAATATATTACTTTTTACACAATGATTTAGATAACCACTTAATTCTTGAATATAATTCAGTAACAAATGTTGTTGCAAAAGTTTTTCAAGATTCTGTAAATATTGTTGGAGGGCTTACTAATATATTAAATTTTCAATTAACTAATCTTATTACTGGTATTGATGTTGTAGAGTTGGATTCCAATAATCATTTATTGTATTGGACAGATGGCTATGTATCAACAAGCAATTCTAATGAATATAATGAGCCAAAGAAAATAAATATCGAAAAGGGTAAATATTTTATGGCAGGAGATTTTATTAATGGCTATAAAACACCTTTTGATCCTGAGATATTATTTAGAATTAAGCAGCCTTCATTATGTGGGCCTACTTATATTTGGGCAAAAGGCGCACATGAGATTCAAATTACTTCAAATATTAATCAAACTCCATTTACGGATCCCGGATTAGCAAATCCTCCCGGTGGAAATACAGTTGTTGCATTTAATGTAATACAGTTTGATGAAAGCAATGAGTTTAATCCAACTATTATAGGAAATGCTTATAGTTGGACAGTAGGGGAAACTTTTCAATACAATGTCGCTAGTTCTGTATATATAAGAAATAACATTATTGCTTTAACAACTTGCGACTTATGTATTTTTGTAAATGGCGTTGCTGTTTCAACTTTTAATGTGTCGCTAGCAGCATTTCCCGCATCTGGGAATTTTACTGTTCAAAATGATTCACTTAATTTAAACGCTGGAGATTATGTGCAAATTGTTGTAAATAACGTGTCTTTTGCAGGCGCTTTTGATATAAAAGGACTATCATTTACAGCACAAAAGAAAAGGGTAAATTATTTATTTAAACAATACCCTGTATTTAAAACACAATTTGTATATGATGATAATGATGTAAGTTCTTGGTCGCCATGGAGCCCTTACGTATTTCCAAACGTAGTTCACGATGCAACTACAGGAAATGATATTATTATTCAAGATAATTCAATAAATGTTATAGTAGAAACAGGCATTAATATTGTTACTAGAATTCGAGTAGCTGTAAAAATGCTTGGCACTCAACTTATTAATAGCGTAATTCAGCCATTGGAATTTTCTTTAATTGCCGACCTTGACAAAAAGAATTTACAGATAGCAGATAATTCAACTTATAGTTTTCAGTTTTTAAATGAAGGAAATTATACTCCAATATTTATTAAAGAAAGTATTAAATTATTTGATTCTGTACCTTTAGCTAGTCAGGCGCAAGAATTAATTATTGATGGAAGGATAACAGATGGATTAATAACCGAAGGGCAAAACTCTGTTGGTGTTGATATGATAATGAATCTTTCCTATATTGACATAGGTACACTACCTAATTGGGCTACAGCTATAACGCCTGCTTCATTTTTAAAGTCTGGCGGTATTTACAAATATGGCATTGTTTATTCAGACCACGGAGGCAGAGTTTATAATGCAAATATTCAACGGGGAGCGTCAACAGTTTTATTGCCAAACGGCAAATACGGAACTACACTATATGTGCCATTTTTAACGGAGCTAGAATATAACGCTCCGCATGCAATACCAAATGCAGACATGGCTTATGTGCCACAAGTAAATATGCAAATTTACAACGAACCTCCTGCTTGGGCTACTCACTATTTTATTATAAGGAGTCAAAATAAAGGAATGACACAATATTTTCAGTTTGTAGCACAAGACGTTTCGTATGTTGATATATTAGGAGCTCCTGCAGCTCCAGCGGTGGCTACTAATTTAATAATTGATATTCTTAATATTACAGACAGATACCAAGACGAAAACGGAACATCTTCGTTAGTATATGATTTTACCCCGGGGGATAGAATAAGATTTATTGCTAACAGGTCTGGAGCAGGGCCTTCTTTTACTCAAATAGGGCCATTTTTTAGTTTTAATGATACAGAAATTACTAGCTACGATTCTGCTACAGGACTTGTTTATATAAAAATGACAAGCGACATACCTATTGCTCCAGCAATGGGTTATGGAGTGCTTTTTGAAATTTACACCCCGGCACGCAATGTTATAAATGATAATGAGTTTGTATATGAAATAGGAGAGTGCTATCCTTTAATTAATGATATTCATGGTAATTTAGTACATTCTTTTGATACCAACCAATTAATAAATTCTTTTACTTCACAAGCAACTGTTGGAACAAACGTAACTGTTCAATTAGCTTTAGGGCATGGAATAGTATTTGGAGATAATGTAAAAATTGTTGATTTAACGTCAAGCATTTATGGGGTAGTAACAGTAGTAAATCCTACAAATGTTGTTGTATCAACAATAGGCTTTACTCTTACCGTATTTCCTTCAACTGGTTCAAAAAAGATTTACAAATCTGCTGATGGCGTATTAAATAGCGGAGATTGTTTTAGGATATTTCAAAATATGCCTTGGGTAAATACAGGCACAGTTCGCAGAATGTATATGTATGTGGAGAATATGAATATCTCTAATTTGTGGGTATCTAACGCTTGGGATTACGCAAGACCTAACAGAGTGGATGAAAGCGCTGGTAGGGTAACAAGACCTTCTACGTGTATATGGAGCGAGTCTTTTATTCCAGAAACTCTTATAAATGGATTAAGTACTGTATATGACACCAATTTTCAAACATACGAACAAAAGTATGGAGGCATTTATTTATTAGTAAATAAAAACTTATTTTTAGACGTATATCAAGAATTAAAGGTTAGCAGGGTTCCTATTCAACAAAGCGTTCTTAATAGTACACAAGGGGTTCAACTTGTTACTCAATCTTCCGATGTTCTTGGTAGTGTTGCAATGTATTATCAAGGAGAGTTTGGAATAGGAAGGCACCCAGAAAGTCATGCTGAATATGCAGAACGTGATTATTGGATTGATGTTAATAGAGGTATTGTATTAAGAAAGTCTAATGATGGAATAACTCCCATATCCGACTTATATAAACAGCACGTATTTTTTAATAATAAATGCAAAGATGTATTGGCGTACCCAAGCGGTAAGATTAATATTTATGGAGTGTACGATGTTAAGTTTGGTGAATATATAATTTCTTTTGAGAATATTGTTGGGAATGTTTCTGTGCCCCCTTTTGTAGGAGATACAATTGCTTTTAATGAATACAATAATTCATGGAGTACTCATTATTCTTACATTCCTGAATATATGTGCAGTAATGGTATAGGTATTGTATCTTTTAAAGATGGAGCAATATATACTCACAATACAAATAATTTATATAATAATTTTTATGGAGTTCAATACAGTATTAAATTATGGTTTTTCTCTAATTTATCTCCAAGCAATATTAAAGTATTTGATGCACTATCTTTAGAGGCATTACATTCTTGCAATGCTATAATTGAAACCCCTATAACAGAAGAAAATTTAATAGGACAAACAACAGGCTTATTTCCTGCTAATTTTCAAAGAAAAGAAGGTTGGTGGTATTCAGATATATTAAGAGATGATACTACTCCCAATATTGTTCCGTTTCCTGCAATCCTTCCAAATGCAAGATTTGAAGGCAACGTTCTTCGCGGAGCGTATGCTTTAATAAAGCTAGAGTACCTACCAGATAGTTATAATAAATTTTTTGCTTGTAATGTGAGGGTGATTAATAGTCCGAGAAGCAATGAATAATTGTTACTAAAACTATTTTGCTTTGTATTGTTTACTATATTTGCGATATGATAAATTTACTGATATTCATATTATCAACAGCAGGACTTGTTTGGGTCTTAAATAAATCCAAAATTTTCCGCCCTTTTAGAGAATATATATCTTTAAAATACAAAAAAAGCCCAAGCGGTTTACTGTGGTTCCTAGATAACATTTTAGAATGTTCTGGGTGTATGGGAGTTTGGGCCGCATTAATTATTTATTTATTACAATATTACAATATACAGATAATTTTATATACTTTTATCGGAAGTTATTGTAGCGTGTTTTTAATTTCATTATTGCAAAGCATTGACCGTAAATGAGCGTAGAAATAAAAAATATGGATATGTTGTCAATTCCTCATTCTGCAAGAAAAAGCATAATTGACTTTGAGGAAAGTATTAGCGAATTAGAAGGCGTATTCTTTGGCGATAATGATGTTTGTCCATTGACTCATACTTTTAGTGATGGCATTTATGTTCGTGAAATTTTTATTCCAAAAGGAATTGTTTTAACAGGAAAAATTCATTTACACGACCACCCTAATTTTTTAATGAAAGGCAAGGTTGAGGTATTTACTGAATTTGGAGGGTTAGAAGTTTTAGAAGCTCCTCTTTCAATGATTTCTAAGGCAGGAACTAAAAGAGTTGTTAAGACTTTAGAACCTACTACATGGGTAACAGTACACTTAAATCCAACAAATACACAAGACTTAGGTAAACTTGAAAAGATTGTTATAGCTGATTCTTACAAAGAGTATGATAAATTTATAGCAAATAAAGGACAAAACAAAGCGATAGGATTTATTAAGAAATTATTTAAAATAGGAGGTATCAAATGACTTGGATAGCAGCAGGGGTTGTAGCCGGTGGTTCAGCATTAATTGCTGGCACACAATATGGTGTAGGTAAATACAATCAGAAGAAGGATGAAAAAAAACGCCCTCAATATAATATACCTGATGAGATAAGTCAGAATTTGAACCAAGCACAGCAACAGGCTTTACAAGGTTTGCCAGAAGTTCAGAAGCAACAGTATTTAAACAATCTTCAACAAAGTACAGCTTATTCATTAGGGCAAACAAGTTCTCGTAAGGGAGGGTTGACAGGAATTGCGGCATTAAACCAAAATCAAATACAAGGACAGCAAGATTTAATGTCTTTGGACGCACAAGCAAGAATGCAAAATCAGCAAGGCTTAATGGGTCAACGTCAAAACATGGCAGACTATAAGCAACAAGAGTTTCAAATAAATAAACTTAATCCTTATTATGAAAATATAGCACGTAACGAGGCTTTAACTGGAGCTTTGTTTCAGAACGTGAATAATGCAGTTGGCATGGGCGCTTCTATTGGAATGAGTGGAATGGGTGGAAAAAGCAAGATGCCAAAAATTAAATTACCTACGGCTGCCGAACAATGGCAAAGCGATTATAACAACCAAAATTACGACACAACATATTAAATAGATGTATCAGATAAACCCAAGCAGTGCAATGACCGAACTCTACGGAATAAATAAGGGTGCGGCACAGGTATTCGACAATAAAAATGTTGAGGCTGCTATATTATCAAAACAGAAAGAGGGTATTGCCGACAAGAAAGTCAAAGCAGATGAAGAAAAAAGAATTTTGGTTGATATTGGTAAATTAGGCAAAGGAGCGATACGTCCTTCTGATTTAGGTTATTTTTCTGATGGACAAAAAAATATTTACGATAAAGTAAAAAAGTATTATGCAGATGCTAAAGGTGGCGAATTATCTGTTGACCAACAAGTAGAGATTGAAAGCGATATTGTTAAATTGCAAACAGAGGCAAATGTATCTGCTCAATTAAGTTCTAAAAATACAGCAAACGCAAAATTAGCTTCTGCAAACCCCGGTAAATTTCGTAAAAGTTCGGTTGATGCTGTTGTGGCTAATCAATTTGATAAAAAATTTGCTGGCAATTTTGATGATCCCGGGGACTTACAAGGCTATGTTGATTTAAACCAGTTTGTAAACGAGAAGTTAGCCCCAGAAGCAATGAGGCAAGCTCAAATGGTAAATGATGGAGATAATTATAATAATACTTCAGAAGATAGAAAAGCTCTTGTTTATGGTATGTTTAATTCTAATCCAGAAAATTTAATTCAAGCGCAAATTAATTACGATGAAATTCCTGTTGACGAAAGACTTAATACGGACAATCCGTTAGATTATTATACAAAATTGTGGGATTCAAAATTAACTGTTAAGCACACCCCAAGACCATTTGCTGCTCAAATGGGTGGCGCAGGAGGTTCAACTGCCACAACTCCAAAAATAACATCACAAGAGCAAGAGGATGGAACATATAATACTTCATTTGTAGCCAAACCTGTTCAAATGGATGCAGGCCAAGGTATTCAAAAAGGGACTATTAAAAATATACAAAACAATGCTAACGGAGAAATAATTAGCGCTGTTTTTCAGCCAGAAATAAATGAAGCAGATAAGGCGATAGCAAATCAAAATTTTATTGATATAAGAAGTGCAGAAATTAATAACGCTAAACAAAATGCTGCTTTTAATGATGCTGTTGGAGAGTATAGCACAAGAATAGGTAAAGCTAAGTTTGCAGAAATAAATGAAAAAATTAAAAAAGGAGAATTAACTATTAATCAAGTTAATACAGATAACGTTGTAAGAGATAATTCAGGGAAAAAATTAAAGTATCCAAACAGAGGGGAATATCCTTTAATGAAAGTTGATAAGATAAACATTCCTTTGCCACAAGCTATTACTATTACTGATCCAAATGAATTGGTTGATTTGCATAATCAATTAGGTGTTACGCAGGATGAGTTAGGGGCTTTAAATAAAGGTGGTAAAAATGTAAGGAATAAGCAGATTAATTATGAGCATGTTGGCAGAAGTAAAGACAAGCCAGTACAACCCGGAAAGTATAAAGATGACGATGTTGTTAATATAAAGATAGGAGATAAGGTGTACACTCAAACAGTTGGGTCTTTAAGAAAAAAGGGTTATAAGGACGATCAATTTTATAAATAAAAATGGAAGACATTAAAAAGCCTATTTTAAGTAATATAGATGAAATACCTGATGCTGTGTTGTCAGATATAAGCGATATACCCGATGCAGCCACAGAGGTTGCAAAAAAAAAATGGAGATGTCCCATTAAAATTACAATCGAATACACCGGCAGGAAAATCGGTATCAGAAACCCCTTCTATTTCAAGTAGTTTTGCAGAGGCAGTAGGGCAAGAAAAACCATTACCTATTCAAATTCCATTTCAAAGACCATTATTACAACCAGAACATAAAGTTGTAAGCAATGAGACATTAATAAATTCTACTAAAAATCAATTTCTTAATAACCCTTTGTTCGCCGATAACAACCCAAATGTTGAGGCAAACAAAAGAGTTTACATTAATAATTTAGCAAAAACTGGCGTTAATAAAGCGCAGTTACAAGAAATATCTGATGGTTTAACAAAGAATAAAAAACTATTGTCTGAATCATTGCAAGAGATAAAGAGATACGAAACTGTACCAGAATCTAATTTAATTCCTGAAGGAGGTAACACTCAATCACAAGAAATGACGATTCGCGCAGCTAATGAATTTATTTTATCTCAACAAAAAAGGGGTAATGTTCCAACAGAGCTTTATTTTAATGCTGGCAGTGCTTATTTAGGATTAAATAAGCCAGACGAAGCAATAGAAATGTTTAAGAACACATTAAACACATTAGGTAATCAAGCAGATAGCCCATATGGAATGTTGCCTCAAAACGAATTAGCAAAAAATACTCCGATAACAAAAAAAGCATTTACAAACCCTGCATCTTCATTCTTTGGTATAGGTGCGGCATTAGCGCAAAAAGGAAATCACGAAGAGGCTATTAATAATTACAACGAAGCGTTAAAACTTGATCCTGAAAATATTAATGCAAAAAAAGGCCTTGTTTATTCAGAATATAAATTAGGCAATAAAGAAGGTTCTGCAGAAAATTTAAAACAATTAAAAGTATTAGAACAAAACGCAAAGCCTTTTGAGGCAATGCGCGGTCAAATAGAAGAGGAAGCTGTTGCTGAAACAGAACAACAAAGGCAAGCCGATTATATGGGAGATATTGCTGGAGGGTTAGAAGCTTTTGTTACGGGATATGACCCTCAAAATAAATTGAAAACACTTGGTTATCTTAATCCATTAGGTAAAATAATGTCAGGTATTCAAGAAGGGGCAAAAACTATTGGTGAGGGGGTAAAGCAGATGGGAGTTGCTTATGTAGCGCAAAATGAGAAAGAAAAACTGTCAGCAGGGTTAACAATGATAGAGGGGGGAATAAGCACAGCGTTTGCTTCGATGCCTGCAATAACAGGATTTAATGCAGGAATATCAGCGTTAAAAGATGCGGTTAGTCTGCTACCAGAAGAAGGAGCAAAAACAGGAACAGAAGCGATAGAAGGCCTTGAAGGAATATTTTTTGGTTCAGCTACATTGTTTGCAAACTCATTAGGATATAATCCTGAACAGGGCGGAGATATGGAAAAAGCATTGCATATAGGAGATGTTGTAGCTTCTTTTGCAATGATGGGAGGGGCGCATAAAGCATTAAATAAATTAACAGATGCTATAAAAAGAAAAGATGTAGCAAAAATCAACGAGATAAAAACAGAAATTAAAAATGCTGAAAATGTAACTATTGATGATATTAAATTAGCTTTAAAAAAAGATGGTTCAGTATTATCAAAAGAAGTTCTTTCGGATATTGATAAACAAGCGCAAAGAGATGTTGAAATAAAGCAAGCACAGAAAAATAGAGCAGAAGGCGGCACGCAAGATGTAGGAATTTTAAATCCTATTCCCGCATCCGTAAGTAAAACAATAGAAAAAATGAATGGCGATAAAATATCGTTGCCTTCACAATCACAATTAAATTACGCATCTAATTATATTTATTCTGAATACAAGCGATTACAAGCATTAAAAGCTGACAATACTAGAATGTTTACTACTGACCAAATAAATGAATCTATAGGTCAGTTAGATAGGGCATTAACTCAAATAGAAGAGTTTAAGGTAAAAAGAGAGAATATGTCGCCTGAATTAATTGCTAAACACAAGGAATTAGATGATTTGAATGATATAGTAAATATTCCTGCTGTAATGCAACCCGTTATTGAGCAATTAAAAATTAATGCCAACGAGGAGATAAATAAATTATCGGCAGAAGCAGAGTTGCAAAAAGAGGATGAGGCCCTAAAAATAGTTGATGAAAATAATAATGCTGAAAACTTAAAAGCGATAGAGGAGTTTAAAAAAGCTAACCCTGATAATCCTGCTGTTATAAATCTTGTTGAACAGATTACACCAAAGGCGGAGATTGTGCCAGAAGTTAAAGTTGAAACACCAATTAAAGGTAATGAATTGGCTATTATAGTTAATCCTGTTAATGTTGAATTAAAAAATAATAAAATAGAGGGAAAGTTATTTAACGAACAAGAAGCAAAAGATTATCAAAAATTAATTGAATCTAAGTATAATGATAGCGGAATACAAAAATTTGGACAAGAAAATGAAGATATTCGGCAAAATATGTTTAGTTACGACCAACCAATAGCTGAAAAAGATATCAATGGAGTAAATGTCAGAATTGCGGAAGGATTAATAGAGGGAGAGCCTTATTCAGGTAATAGGAGGAAAACTTATTTATTGTATGCTGATGGTAAAGTAGCTGGCAAGTTTTATTCTGTATCGGATGCAAAACAAGTTGTGAAATTTATTGAAGATAATTTAGTTAAGCAAATTGGTGCAATTAAAGTAAAACAAGGAATGGTTCGTTCTATAAACGAATTAAAAGCCGAGGTTGAATTGATGAAGGGAGGCAAAAGAAGCCCTGAAAAAGATGCTAAAATAGCTGAATTTGAAAAAGAAATTGCTTTACAAGAAAAGATGGGGATAGACCCTAATAAGGGAAGGTTAGAAGATGTACAAGAAGTAGTAGGACAAGAAGCGCTTGCACAAAAAACCCCTAAAGTTCCTGAGCCAAAGGTGGAGGCAAAAACCCCAACAGAAGCAAAAATAGAATTAATTGACCAAGAATTTGAAAACATTATAAACCAACGCCCAGAAAATGAACAACTCATCATCGAACTCCCAGACAATGCTAAGCAAGAGCCAGTTATTGCGAATATCGAACGCAAGGCGCAGAGCGATAGCGAAGCAGAACGATTACAAGCGATTGAAGGCGCAAAGCAAGTCATTGCCCAATATGAAGGGAATGTAATTGCTCCAAAACCTCTTTTAGAACTTCTTACAGACGAAAAACGTTTTCAAGGCAGAGAAGATAAGTACTCTAAAGAATCTGTTGTCAATATTCTTGGAAACTACGATGCAAGCTCTATGAACCCTATTTTATTTTGGAGAGATGCTAATGGAAAAGATTATGTTCTTGCAGGGCATAGCAGAAGGTTTGCGTTAAACATTTTATCTAAACTTGTTGAAGGAAAAGAATTAACTTTAGAGGAAAGTAAATTAGTTGATCAGGCATCAAAAGAGTTTAATATTACAAAAGAGCAAATGCTTGCAAAAGCAAAGGAACAAGGATTTAATGCAGGTATAGCACCAGAATCAAAAGAATTTAAAGGAACAGAAAGAGAAGCTATTGATAAAGCTGAAGCGTCAAACGCAAGGGCGGCAATGCAAAAGCCAGTTGAAAATGCTGGCATATTAAGCCGCATGAGAAAAAATGGCGCATCAGAAAAAGAAGTTGAAAAAAAATTACAAGAATTAGCTGGGCGTAAAGACAGAGTATTTACTGAAAATATTTCTTATCTAAGCGAAGGAGGTAATGCGCTAGCTAATTTAAAGGTTTTTAAAGAAGCCGGAGATAGAGCAACAGAAAAATATATTGAAAAAGTTGCTGATTGGATTGGTGCCGCAAGGAAAAAATATTCAGGATTAACTGATGCACACGAACAAGAGATGTACGATTTTCTTCAAAAAAATAAAACTATTCGTGAACGTAATGATTTTGTTGAAAAAGTAGGATTTTTACTTAAAGAATTAAAAGATGGAGAACCATTAAACTTTGAACATAGAGCTGTAATGGGGTATAACGAAAGTCGCATTACAAAAGAAAAAAAGGAAGTTATAAAGAAAATTGAAGATTTAGAAAAAGATAGAAAAAAACCACAAACAGAACAGCGATTAACTGAAATTAGTAATGAGATTGGCGATTTAAATAAAAAACTTGCTGAGCTAAATAAGGATTTAATTAACGCAAAAGCTGGCGATGAGTTACAAATAAATTTATTTGAACCTAATCCTGAGTATTCCACATCACAGAAACTTTCTGAACTTGACAAACGTATAGGCCAAGTAGCAAAAGCTCGTGAAGCTAAAGCGAAAGAATTGTCTAAGAGGATAAAAGAAGAATCACAGGGAGATATGTTTGGTAAGCCACAGGACGCGCAATTTCAAATTGAATTAGAAGCTGATGTATCAAAAGAGAATTTTAAAAAACAATTGTCTATCTTTGACAACGAGATAGAGGCGCTGAAAAGACAAAAAGAAGAGTTACTTAAACAACAACGCAATGAAAAAGAACTTGAAAAAAACCAAACTTCACTCTTTGAGCCCGGGCAAGAAAAAATCAATTTCCCTGAAGAAACGGGAGAAGGCTCCGGTGAAGTTGTACGTTTTAAACGAAATCCCACCAATGTTTCTGGATTAAAGAAACTAGCTAAAAATGTTATTTCAAATATTGAAAGCAAATACAATGCTTTCAAACAAATTAACCTTTATGCTCGAAACACTAAAATAGAATCTGTTGATGATGCCGCTTTTATTTTTCGTGCATTAGAAACACAAAAATCAGAAAACTTTTTTGTTATTCATGTAAGAGAGGATGGTTCTTTTGTTGCACAGCACTTGAGTACAGATTCGCATAACCAAACTGTT